TGCCGCCCCTGAAACGAGAGCAGCCCGTCGCGCGTCTCGACGAGCAGCCCGTTCTCGGACTCTTCGACTGCCGCGCAGGTCGAGAGCGCGTCCGTGCCGGTCGAGTAGGGCGTCGAGACGGCGTCGAGCGTGTCCGTGTCCGTGCTCACTGCGCCCATCGTCAGACCGGCGAGCGCCGCCCATGCCGCGATGCGCTGATCGCCGCGCTCAGCTGGTCGAGTTGTGCCGTCGAGCGGGAAGACGCGCATCGCCTTGAAGATGCCCGCGCCGCGCACTTCGAGCGTCGCGTCTGCGCCCATCGAGGGCCACTTGCGCACGCTCGACTCGATGATGCCCTGCCACTCGGCATAGGTGACGCCGAGCCACTGCGAGCGCACGCGAAGCCACTGTCGCTTCTTCACGCCGAGATTCGTCATGACGTCGCTGCGATTCGAGAGCAGACACGTCATCGAGCCCGTGCTCGATCGCTGCAGCTCGTTCGAGCGTCCGCTGCTTGAGTAGTCGAGCCCGCGCACGTAGGGCGTGACGTCCGTCCACGTGCGCGAGCCGCTCGTCGGGTTCGTCGTGACGTCGAGCTCGACGCAGATCGTCGGCAGATTCGGACCGACGGTGAGGAAGTTGGCTATGCGACGACTCCCGGCCTCGTGAAGATCGTCGGCTCGCGCATCCCGATCCGCACGAGCTCGTCGCGCAGCGATCCCGCCAGCTCGCGCGCGACGTCGCGCTTGTCGCCGAAGACCGGCCCGTCGAAGTGCACGTGCAGTTCGAGCGAGCTCGACGCAACGCCTGCCTGCCCTTGTCGCGTGAGCGGCACGACCGCCTCCGGTCCGCGCTCGCCGATCAGCGCGAGCGTCGGCTTGCGCACGACGCCGCCCGCCGCCAGGTGCGGGAGATTGATCTCGGCGACGATGTTCACGAGCGTCTTGTGAATCTTCCCGCCCGCTTTCGCGGCGGCGAGGATCGACTCTTTCAGGCCCGTGACGAATGCCGAGCCGAGCGCAGCACCCGCGTCGGAATAGTCGATGCCAAACTTCTTGAACAGCGCCATGATCTTTTTGTGCGCCTGTTTCTGCGTCAGATGCCCGTTCTCAAGTGCCGTCTGTAGCTGCCCGAGCTGTTGATCGAAGTGCCGCTGCCTGAGCGCGTTCTGCGCGTCGAGTTGCTTCTGCTCTTCGTCGGCCTGCTTCTGTAGCGCGGCGACCTGTATCGCGTATTGCGCGTCAGCGACCGACTGCTTCGCGTTCGTAATGTCTTGCGCCTGCTGCGCCTGAAACGCCTTGAGCGCTGCCGCTGCCTCTTCGGGCGTCTGCCCCTCGACCGGGGCGGGCGGCTTCTCGGCCATCGCGTCGGCGAGTTGCTTCTGCGCGTCGGCGAGCGCCTTGCTCAGTTGCTCGGCGTCGTGCTTCGCCTGCAAGAGCGCGAGCTGCTTCCCTGCAGGCGTCTGCATCGCGTTCGCGATCGCTTGAAAGGCGTTGTCGGCGTCGGACTGCAGCTGCGACCACGCGCTTGAGAACATCGACTGCGCCGCCTGCACCGCGCGCTGACCCTTGTCGAGCGCGTCCTGCAGTCGCTGCGAGACAGTGCTCGGGAGCTGCGCGGTCCCGGTGAGAAAGCCGACGATGATGCCTTCGCCGATCGGCTTGCCGATCTCGTCTGCAGCCTTCTTCGACGGCGAGCCGATCCCGAGAAAACTCTTCGCGCCGTCAAGCGCGCCCTTGCCGATCCCGATCAGTTTGTCCTTGACCGAGCTCGCGAGCGACGTCATGCCCGAAACGATCCCGTGCACGATCGCCATGCCGAGCGCCTTCGCCGCGTCGAGCACGAGCGAGCCCGCCTTCTGCAGTATCGCCACGACGTTGCCGATCGCGCCCTTGACGATCGCGCCGAGCGCGTGCACGGCACCGCCGACGACTTCCTTGATCCCATTCCAGACCTGCGCCCAGTCGCCGTGAGCGATGCCCTTCACAATGTCGACGACGCCTTTGATCACGGAGACGACGCCCTCGATGACGCCCTTGATCGCGCCGAAGTCGTTGCGCACGATCGTCTTGATCGTGCCGCCGAACTCGCGCCAGCCTGCCTTGAATGTGGCGATGACGCCTTGAATGATCGCCCATGCCGTTTGAATCGTCTGCACGATGACGCGCTTGATCTCGGGCCAGTTCTGGCGCGTCCACGAGACGATCGCGTTCCATGCGCCGAGCGTGATCTCACGAAAGCGCTCTGATCTCGTCCACGCATAGGCGAGCGCCGCCGAGAGCGCGATCAGACCGGCGACGATCAGCGTGATCGGGCTCGTGATCGAGATCAGCGCGATCGAGAGCGCGCCGAGCGCGATCGCGAAGACCTTGACCGCTGCCGGATGATCCGAGAGCCAGCCGCCCAGCTTCGCGAGCGCGTTCGCCGCGACAGTGACGGCGGGCAAGAGCGCGTTGCCGAGCTGAATCGCGACCGAGTTCATCGACGCTTTGAAGGCGTCGAACTTGAACGACGCTTCCTCAGTCGTCGCTTTCCAGGCTTCGCCGAACTTCTTGCCGCCCGTCGCGACTTCTTCCTCTTTCGTCTTGAGCCGGTCCATCTGGCCCATGAGGATGCGAATGCCCGTCGCCTGCTTGCCGCCGAAGGCGCGATTCAGAACGATGCCCTGCTCGGTCGCGTCGAGCCCCGCCTGCTTGAAGTGCGCCTGCAGCGTCTGCAGCGCGGGCACGAGTCCTTTCGTGCGCAGCGTGTCGCCGAGCGTCTTCGTATTTATCCCGACGTCGCCGAGCGCCTTCGCTGCCGCCTTCGACGGCGCGCTCATGAGACGAAGCGCCGACGAGACGAGCGTGCCCGCCTTCGCGCCTCGAATGTTGTTATCGCCGAAGACTGCGAGAGCAGCGTCGACGTCGCGCAGCCCGACGCCCGCCGTCTTCGCCATTGCCAGCACGCCGGTCCCCATCGCATCGGCGAGGTCCTGCATCCGCATATCGCCCGCGCCGACCGTGGCGTTCATCGAGCCCATCGCCGAGTCGAGGTTCTTGACGCCCTTCACCTGCGAAGCGACAGCTGCGCCGAGCGCGTTCGTCACGTCTTCGAGATCGGCTTGACCGATCTTCGCGCCCTCGGCGGACGTGCGCAGCGCGTCGAGCGCCTGCTGACCGTGCAGCCCTTGCGAGCTCAGGTGATAGATGCCCTTCGCGAGCTCTTCGGGCGCAGTCGCGACGTCGCCCGCCATGCCGAGCACGCCCTTCGAGAGTTTCGCGACGCCTTCCTCGGTCACGCCCGCCTGGGTGTGCACGAGCTGCATCGACGTCTGAAACTCCATCGACGCCTTGACGGACTTCTCAAGCCCATATGCGAGCCCGCCAGCGATCGCGAGCCCCGCAACGCCCGCGACCTTGCCGAACGCGCGCGTCTTGCCAGCAGCGCGATCGAGCTCGCCATAGAACTGCTTGGCGTTGCCGAGTATCTCGACGATCAGTGCTCTAGGCAAACTTCACCCCGCGCTGTTCGGCCCAAGCGCGGCAGTCTTCGAGCTGGTAGGGCGTCAGCTCTCCGAGGTCGCCGGGTCGAAGACCGCAGAAGTCTCCGAGCCAAGGTCGCCAGTAGGAGGCGGGCTCAGCGCACTGCTCGCCCCATTGCTTTCGCCATGTGACGTTCCAGAAGAGGGCGTGCTCTCGCTCTCGGATTGACCGACGTCGAGCGACTTCTGCTCGCCATTCGTCGTCGGTGAAGAGGCCGGGGGGCGGTCGTCACCCGGCTGCTCACTCTCGCCCACGATGATCTGAATCGCGCTGCCGTCGAAGGGCGGCTCGGCGAGCAGATCGGCGGTCATGTACGCCTGCTCACGCTGAATCTTCCCGGCGCGATAGAGCGCGATCACCGCCATGACGACGAATATGTCGGGGTCGCCGCCTTCGAGCCCCTCCTGAATCGTCAACGGCAGATAGCCGCTGATCTTCTTGATCCAGCGCCATTCGAGCGTCGAGAAGACGCGCGTCGAGAGGTCGAGCTCGAACTCACCATCGAACGGCGGGATGCCCGAAACGATCACTCGATCCATCGTTTCTCTCCTTCCCTCAGATCGCGAGAAAGCCCGCACGTGCCCCCGCCGCGCTGACGAGCGCGTCGAGTTCGAGCACGACTTTCTCCTGATTCGCATCGACGGCTTCCTGCATCACCGTGCGCAGAAGACCGGCGAGATTCGGGCGCGGACTGCCCGTATTCCCTCGGCGCTTTCTCGGCGCGACGTAGATGCCTCGGACCGTGCCGCCGATCTTGAACTCAGACCACGGCCCGCCGATGTTCGTGATCTGATCGTCCGCGCGATTGTGCGAGTCGGTCTTGACGACCGTGCCGACGCGCAGCAGCGCGGGCTTCATGCCGATGAACGTCTCGCGCCGGACCTGCATGAACGCCGCTTCGACTTCGCGCTGACCTCGAACGACGATCTCGCCAGCTGCACCGAACGCCACTACTTGCGCACCAGCCCGACGAGCGCGACGAACGCGAGCACGCCCACTTCGACGACGAGCGCGATCGCGAGCGGGTGCGTCACGAGGTCGGGTAGGTCATGCCCGAGCCACCGGGCGCGTTCTTGAACGTCGCAGTGATCTTCGCTGCGTCGCCCACCTGCGAGTCGAGCCCCGCATAGCTGAACAGCAGCGCCGACCCGAGCAGACAGGCCGGGTTCGTCGCCGATCGAGCTGCGTTCACGGGTCGCACTTCGACCGCGATCGGCGTCGTCGAGCTGATCAGCGGCGAGAGCGTCGCGTGCACCGAGCCGCCCGCGAAGTCCTGCAGCAGTTCGAGGTCGATCTGCGCATTGCCGAGCCCCTTCGTGACCTGCACGAAGCCCGAGCCCATCGCGCTCACGTCGACTTCTGCGCGCTCGTCGGTCGTCGTCACCTTCGAGCAGTGATTCGACAAGTCGACGGCGTTCACGAGCGTGAGCGCGTTCGTGAAGACGATGATCGCCACTTGCTATTCCTCCTTCTTCTTCCGGCTTCGCGCCTTCGCTGCCGGTTCCGGCGTCTCGACGCGCTCGATGTGACCCCCGTCGATCAAGAGCTGCTGCTGCCCGAGCGTGAGCACTGCCTCGAACTCGTCGCCCGGATCGGTTTCGGCGACGCGCTGCGCGCCGATCACCTTCCAGCGCGACGGCAGAACTTCGAGCAGCCCGTTCGCGATGTTCGCCGCCTCTTCTTCGGCGGTGAATGCCGTCTCGAACTCGTCGCCCTGCTTGAAGCTGCCGCCCTCGCGCGTGTCGACTTGCAGCGGCAGAAGCACGCGATAGGTGTTCTTCGCTTCGCTCATGGCTGCTGCAACTTGAAGAGAGCCGACGTGACCGAGGTCAGAAACGAATGGGTGATCGTCCCGAGCCCCGTCACCGGGTCGGCGAAGAAATACGCCGGGAGCGGACCGATCATCCGTTCCTGCGCGTTCGTCACCGAAACCGAGACGTCGCTGATCGTCAGTCCGGGCGGATCACCCGAGAGCACCTGAATCGCGACGGTGTCCGGCGATGCGCCCGCGTTCTTGACGTGAATGAAGCACTGCGCGTCGGGCAGAAACGTGTCGCTCGCATTCACTGCCGTATATGCGGGCGACAGTCCCGCTCGCGAAATGTTCTGCGTGCTCATGAGAGCCATGCGTTCCTCCTACGGATAGACGTCGACCTCCCAGTTCGCGCCGATCGCTGCAGTGCCGTCGGCGCGCAGAAACTCGGTGTAGGCGTTGCACTGCAGAACCTTGAGCGACTGCACGACGCCGCCCAGCGTCTGATCCGCGAGCAGCGCTTCCGCGATGCACTTCGGCCCGCTTGAGAGATAGGCGTCGAGTTTCTTCTGCGCTGCGACGTCGCCCACATCGCCGCAGTACGCCTCGACGAGAAAGCCCCACATCTGCACGCCGCCACCCGCGCCGAAGCTCTCGTGATACATGATCGGCACATCGGGCTTGGGCCGAATCCAGACGGTCGGCAACGTCGGCTGCTTGAGCACGTAGGCGCTCAACTGCTGGTCCGTCGAGCCGAGTCGTGCTGTTAGAGCTGCGAGCAGACCGGCGCGAATCTGCTCAAGCGTCGCTAGAGCCACGGCACCGTCCGGGCGTAGTGATCGAGGATCGGTGCGACGTCGGGATCGGTCTTCGCGATGCGAGCCGCGATGCCCGTATCCATGCCGCCGATCGCGACGATGCCGAACGGCGCTTCGCGAACTCGACGCAGCATCTTCGACGCGAGAATCCCCGTGCAGGTCTGTATCTCTTCGGGCACCGACTGCCACCCGAACTGCCCGGTGATCTGCACGCTCGCTTCGATCTCGATCGGGAGCCAGCGCCCGCGCATGAGTCGCACGCGCACCGTTTCGTAAGGGCTCGGCGGCAGATCGAGCGGCGCGTTCTGCGGTTCGAGAATGAAGTCCGTCCCGATCGTCCACGTCTCCGAGTAGGAGCCCGAGCCCGAGCGGTCGATCTTGAGCGACGTCAGCTGCACGAGATCGTCGATCTCAAGCACGCGCAGCAGACTCGGCGTGTATGTGCGCACCGAGTTCGCGTTCGTGTCGAGCCAGAAGCGCCGGTTGCAGGTGAGATCGACGCCGCGACTCGCTGCGTGACAAGCAGCGAGAACGGCATCGTCGGCGTAGGTCGTGCCGTCGAGCGCGATCAGTTCTTTCAGCTGCTCGGGCTCGATGTAGAGCTGCGGCGTCAGACCGTGCGGCAGAATCTGAATCAGCG